GTCAGTCACCCCCGAAAATGGTTTTTCGGAGGGTGGGGGGGATCCTTTCTTCCTACATGGCGCACGCGCGCGGGCGCGCTCATGTGCACGCGCAGGCGCACGAACTAACCTGGCACTAACTGGGCGATATCCGCCCAGCTTTCTCCGGGTGGTACTTGTTATGGCACGCCGCGCACAGCGCCCGGCCATTACTGAGCACATACCGCAGCTCCGGGAACTCATCCGCGTGCTTGATATGGTGCGCGGTAGTCGCCGGTGTCCGTCGCCCGTAGCGCGCGCACTCCTCGCACAGGTATCCCGCGCGCCTGAGCACCTTCTCCCTCCACTCCAGGTGTCGCTTCCGGTGATACATATCGCTCATGGCTCAACCTCCATCCGATCAGCGGCTGTCCCACCTCTCAGCGCGTTTTAATGTGCGCGCCAGCACCACCGCTCCCGGTCGTGCCGGAGGTTGAGAGCACGACCGCCCACAGAAAAAGGATCCCGGTCATGGGCCCGTGATCCACAGTATAAAGATATCACGGATCCACTGCCCCGTGTGTATCATTCTTTCATGGCATCCAGCGCCAGGAAGAATCCCCGCCGCGCCTGGTAGTACGCGTTCCGGTTCGACGTAGGGAACAGCACCGGATCGATGGACATGAGCGGCTTCCCCATACAGCAGTTCTGTATGAGCGCAAAATACCACCGCCCGCCGTCCACCATCCTGGCGCAGTTCTCCACCATCTGGATCTTCTCATTCAGCCGTTCCCGCTTCTCCGCGGCCCTGGCCACGGGATCGCTCACTCCGGACCCGTGCGGCATGGCGTCATATTTCTGTCCGCTCACGCCCAGCAGGCTCTCCGCGTCGGCCTTCCATGTGGGATATTGGAGGCAGAAATTCCTCAGCTCCCGATACCTGGCCGCCTCCAGGCCATACCTGGCATAGTGTGGGATGTATGTTCTCATCGTTCCATCTCCGCGCTCAGGATGTCCACGCGCTCATCCAGCGCCTCGATCCTGTCCGCCGCCGCGTCCAGCATGGCAGCCAGGCTCCCCGGCCCTTCCACCAGCGCCCTGTCCCTCAGTTCCCGGATCAGCTCCACATCACTCATACCCTACCTCCGCAACCGCGCATAAATGTAGCATCCCGGCAGCCAGTCCGACTGTCGCACTTTCAGCTCTTCCAGGCTCATCCCCGGATATTTTTTCCTCAGGATGGCCTCGCCCTGGATCTCCGCGTCCTCCCGGATCCGCTCCGCCTGCCGCCGCGATATCCGCGTCCGGCTCTCCGTGATCCTGGGCTTAACCAGGTTCCTGGTGTAGAAGTACCGGTGACGGCCCTTCTCCCGTTTCCCGGAGAATCCCTTCGTCATGTACCTGGCCAGCGCCGTCAGCCCGGACGGCCCGTGCTGGATCCGGTCGCAGTTCGCGTAGCCTTTCCCCCATAGCCGCTCCATGGTATCGCGGTCCAGTCCGCCGGAGATCAGCAGATGGTGATGGAGCCGCCCGCCCTTCCCGTACTCGACCACGCCCATACACTTCGCCCGCGGCAGGCCCTGTTTCTTCCTGGCCCGGTCCACCCGCGCCCGGTAGTTCCTGAGATCCTTCTCGCACTGGCCCGGATCCGCGGGCGCCTGGGCATAGGTCAGGGTCAGCGCGTAGTCCAGCCCCGGCTCGAAGTTCGCCTCCGCCAACCGCTCGAACATCTTCCGGCTGTTCCGGTCGTTCACCAGCCGGACGGCCTCCGGCGTCGGGTGGCATCGTTCCAGCTGTCGCCGGTAGGCTCCCTGGTACACCGGATAGCACTCCACCTCCGTCAATGATCCTGATCTGATCGTCCGGGTCTTCACATACAGCACAGGATGATCCGGGATCCTCATCGGGATCTCTTCCGGTCGCTCTTCCAGCAGCTCTTCCAGCAGTCTCCCGTCCATCGTTCAGCATCCACCTCGCTCCGGGCGCTTCTTCGGGGAGGGGAAATCCCCTCCCCGGGACAGCGGGTCCAAGCCCCACCCCACGACGCGCACTAAATAAATATCCATTACAAGCCCGGTGAGCGGCTCACGCCGCTGTATCGATTCCGATCCCCTGATCCTGGATTACTCCGTCCCCCGGCAGTACCTCAGCGCCGTACTCTGGGCGATCCCCATCGCCTCCGCGATCTGGTAGCTGGTCAGGCCCTGGGCCCGCAGCTCCCGGATCCGCGCCTTGTCTTCCTCCGTCATCTTGAGCGAGCGCACCTTTTCGCCCGCCTCCGCGATCACGCGCCCGATGGTCTTGGTCGAGCGCCTGAACCGCCTCTCCAGCTCCGCCACGGTCGCCCCGGCCCTGAACTCCTCCAGGATCTCCGCCTTCTCCGGCTCCTGGAGCCGCGTCGTGTTCTTCTTGTCCGGCGGCGGGTCCAGCTGCTCATAGTTTTTGTAGAGGATCTTCATATTGTATATGGATTTCGGGTCCGCCTTCTCCATCGCCCGCATACAGTGGTAGGAGCAGACGTATTCCCCGCTGTACTTCCAGTACCACTGGGGCGTCCGCCCGAATACCTTCTTACAACACGCGCACTCCGTATCCGTGCTCAGCCCCGCCAGCGTATACCCGCCATAAAACGCTTCACTCATCCCAAAGACCTCCTTCTCTCCATCCGTCTGAAAAACCGCCCTGGCCACGCGGGCTATTCGGCACATCCTCGCCCATGATCCGATCCGCGGTCGAATAGGGGAGATTTTCACTTCCTTTCATTTCATATTATTGGTGATAAAGCAGTCGTACAGCGTCCGCTCTGAACCGATGGCGCGTCAACCAACGTTCGACGCTATACACAGTTATTTTATTTTTTTATTTCAGGGCGGCTTTTCAGAGGGATGGAGATCCCTCTCATTTCAGGTACTCGAACAGGTCCGTCTGTTTACAGTTCAGTGCGTTCTTCACGTTTGCAACGGCCTGGCGGTAGTAGCTGTCCTTCAACTCCACGCCGATGGCCTTTCTGCCCATTTTCACGGCCATGTACGCCTCAGACCCGATCCCCAGGAACGGCGTCAGCACCACGTCCCCAGGGTTCGACCACAGTTCGATCCCACGCTGGATCACCGGCAGCTGGAGCGGGCAGATGTGGCGCTCGTCCTCCTCTTCCCGCGCGGCGCGGTAGTTCAGGGTGTCGTTCGGGTTGATGTCCATCCAGACCGGGCTGGCGTATTTCTGCCAGACGGCCACGGGGAAGGTCTCATTGGTATGGGTCACGCGCTCCGGGTTTTCGCCCGGCTTCCGCATGGTCACCAGGTAGTCCGGGATCCCCTGGCGGCTCATACAGCTGTCCTTTTTCAGCTGTTTATGGAGCAGCCCCAGCGCCTTCGTCCGCTGCATGGCGGTCACGGGATCCTTCCAGATACATACCTCGCTGTGATAGATGAAGCCCAGGCCCTCGAAGAATCGGATCAGCTCGCCGCGGAAGTCCCGGATCCCGATGTATCCATCCCGCTCCTTACTGGTTGGCAAATTCATACAGTGGAAGCTCATCAGGCGGCCCGGCTTCAGCAGGCGGAACAGTTCCTTCCCGATGAAGCTGAACTGTTCGTAGAACTCGTCAGGCGTCCGGCAGTTCCCCAGGTCCCGGTCGCTGTTGGAGTACACATACAGCGACTGGAATGGCGGCGAATAGATGATGTAGTGGACGGATTCGTCCGGCAGCATGGGCAGAATCTCCGCGCTGTCGCCGTTGTACAGCGCGTACTCCTCGCCGATATCCTTGGTCTTGATTAAGCTGTCAGCCATTGTGGCACCTCCATTTTTTCAAAAGCGTAATACTCATCCGCGTCCCGGCGCGTCTGACGCATGTCGGACTTCAGGAACTCCTTCGTGAACTCGATCAGCTCATCCGTCATCCGTTCGGCGTCCCGCTGTTTCCGCTCGATATTCGCCTTCACATTCCCCTCCGCGTCGCTGATGATGATGTACACGTCCACGGGCTTCTCCTGGCCGAACCTCCAGCAGCGGCGGACGGCCTGATAGTACTGTTCAAAGCTGTCAGAGAGCCCCACGAAGATCTCGATGTGGGTATTCTGGGCATTGATCCCGAATCCGGCGATGGACGGCTTACTCACCAGCACGCGGTGGTCCCCGTTCAGGAAGCCCAGGATCCGCGATTCCTTTTCTTCCGGCTCCATGCTCCCCTCCACCTCCACCGCGCCGCGGATGGCGGCGGTCAGGGCTTTACTCTCCGCGTTCAGGTCGCACCAGACCAGCACCTGTTCATCCGTCCCGTTGGCGATCTCCGCGGCCCGCGCCACTCTCGCCTCCAGGCTGTTCCTCCGGGCGCTCCGGCGCTCCATCAGGGTATTCCCGGTCGGCGCGAACAGCATCAGCTGTCCATTTTCCAGCTCCGTACTTTCAGATCTGACGGCCTCCTCATGGACGGTCAGCGGCGGCAGCTCATATCCCTCTTCCAGGTAGCCCAGATCCTGGGGCCGACGGAAACAGCAGGCCCATCCGGCCACCCACTCGAAAAACTTTTTCTCCGCGTGGCCCTTCAGCCGCCAGTTCTGAGTCTCCCCGCCGTCATGGACAAAGAACGTGGCCAGCATCTCCGTCTGTTTCATGACGCCCAGGAACTGGGCATGGGTCCCCAGCTCCATGAAGTCGTTGGGCGCGGGCGTAGCCGTACAGCAGAGCTTGTACTTCGTATCCTCGAACATGGCCTGGATCAGCTTCCGCGTCTCGCCGTCCTTGTGTTTGATGATGGAGCTCTCATCCAGCACCACGCCGCAGAAGTATCCGGCGTCAAAGTGCTGGAGCATTTCATAGTTCGTGATGTTCAGGCCGTCCACGCACTGGGCCTGGTCCCGGACCACCGTGACGGAGATCCCGCACTTCTCGCCCTCCCGCTTGGTCTGTTGTGTCACCGCCAGCGGCGCCAGGATCAGCACCGGACGCCGCTCATGTTCATACACTTTCTGGGCCCACTGGAGCAGGATCCGCGTCTTCCCCGTTCCGCAGTCGCTGAACACCGCGCACTTCCCCTTCCGCAACGCCCATTTCACGATGTCATTCTGCCAGCCGAACAGGGCCGGGCTCACTTCGTCACAATCAAAGCCCGTGGGCTGGACGGTGATCTTTTTCGTCTCTAAAAACTCATGGTAGTTCATTCAGCGCTACACCCCATCCTGTCCCGGAACTCGCTAATGGTTTTCGTCTCCGGGAAAACGTTCACGCTCACTTCGATCTCCGGGACGTCGTTCGGGTTATCTGACAGCGACGGTATCCGGATCCAGATATTCACGTCCTTCACGCGCTTCGCGTCGGGGATCAGCTCCTCCGCCCGCTCGCTCAGCTCTTTACCGAAAATCTTCACGGCTTCCACGGCCCGCTCACGATATGTCATCCCCGGATCTCCATCTGTTCGCCCTCGACGTCCATCATCCAGCGCTGTTTATCCTCATCCCATTCGATGGCGGACGCGTTCACGGCCTGGCCGTTTTCCCCCAGCTCGATGGGCACGCGGATATTCGTCTTGTAATGGATCTTCGGATAGTTGGAGATCGGATCGATCTCGAACACCAGCTTCAGCGTGACCGTCGATTCAAACGCGGCTTTCTGGGTCATGATCATCATCGCGCGCTGGATCGCCTGGTCCAGGGCGACCTTCGCCCTGGTCATCTCATCGATATTCATCGGGACCGTTTTCATCTTTTACAACCTCCACTGATACTTCGTGTGCAAATATCCCGCAGTACTTCCCGGCGTTGTGCTCCGTCCAGGCCCAGAGACTCGCCCAGGTGAAGAACACCATCGTCACCCGGTCCCCGTCCACGAACAGCACATCCGCATGGATCACTGGATTTCCCATGTCAACTCCACACTCCACTCCCGCAGCGTCAGCCGCG